TATATACCGCTTTACCTACTAATCCTGTTTCAGTCACAGGCGGTTCAGGAAGTGGTGCAACATTAAATTTAACTTACGGTGTAGGTAGTAACCCATCATTTACCATATCTAACGCAGGTTCAGGTTACATAGAACAACCTACAATCACCTTCTCTGGCGGAGGTGGTAGCGGTGCGGCTGCTTATGCAAGTGTTGGTTCAACACCTATAATTAAAAGTTTATTTACAACTATGTCTTTTAATACTGCTGGTGGTGAACAGGCAAGAGTTGTTGATACTGCAACATCAGATTCGTTTATTCAATTAAAAGGTGGTTCTGCAACAACTGCTGGAGCTTATATTTCTGTTGCTGGAGTTGCTAGAAGTCTTTATGTAAGTTCAGGTTCAGGTGGTGGTGTTAGGTTTTTTACTGGTGGTGAAGGAACAACTGAACAACTACGAGTATCCCACACAGCATCAGCAGTTAATTATGTGCAGGTGACGGGTAGTGCTACAAGTGCTGCTTCAAGTGCATTAGGCGGACTATCATTTACAGGTTCTGACGCAAGCCCTAATTTTGCTATTGGAACTAAAGGCACAGGATATATTGCTTTTTATGGTCAAGCTGCAACCAATGTACAATCATTTAGAATTAGCAATACAAACGCATCATCATCAGGTAATTTACTACAAGTTCAAGGTGCTGCTGCTGGCTCTGCTCCATCTATTTCAGCAATATCAGGAACATCAGGAACAGATGCAAATATTGACATTACACTAACACCTAAAGGCACAGGTAATGTAAGATTTGGTACATACACAGGCACAATATTAACGCCTACTGGATTTATTGAGATTAAAGATAGTGGTGGAACAACAAGACGATTATTAGTAGGATAGTATATAATATAGGCATGGAACAGGCTTATGTATATAGATGGACAGAATTATCTACAGGAAAGTGGTATATAGGGTCTAGGACAAAGAAAAACTGTCATCCATTTGATGGCTATATATGTTCTAGCACAATTGTCAAACCTTTAATTAAAAAGAATCCTGAAAATTGGATAAGAGAAATACTTTTTGTAGGTGATGCTTTAGATGCTATTGCATATGAAAGTAAATTACTTACTGAATTAGATGCAAAGAATAATGAAGATAGTTATAACTTGCATAATCAAGATATGAATTTTCATGGCATTCGTAGACCATGTCCTGAACATCAAAAGCAAATGTTAAGGGAATTACATACAGGTAGAGTAAGTCCTAATAAAGGAAATGTTTGCCCTAATGTTGGATTGTCTAATAAAAAAAGAACAGGAATTAAAAGACCTTCTCATAGCGAATATATGAAAGGCAGAACATGGAATTGCATTGAAAGAATTTGTCCACATTGTGGAACAAAAGGCAGAGGTGGAAATATGTTAAGGTATCATTTTAACGAATGTAAATTTAAGGAGTAATAAATGGCTTTAATTAAAGCAATACCAAGTGACTACGGAGTAGATTGTTACTATTGGAACATAGGAGCAGTTCAAGAAGACTTTAAAGGTAAAGGCACAGAAGTAACATTCTATGGCTACGCTTCTAAAGAAGCTCGTGATGCAGGTAAACAACCTTTATCAGCAGGTAAAGTTCAAATCGCAGGTGATGAATATGTAGCTGGTGCAGACCGTTCTGCTCTATACGCTATCATTAAACTTAAGCCTGAATTTGAAGGTGCAGTAGACGCTTAATGTTTGGAATAAGTGCATTTTCTCAAGTACCATTATCATCAGTCATTGGGATCATATATAACTCTAATGCTGATATAAATGCAAATGCAACAGTAACTGCAAACGGAAACAGATTATTAAATTCAGTAGCTACCATAAATGGTTTAGCTACAGTAAGTGGTAGTGCAATAAGAATAAGGTTGTCTGCTGGTGCTATTAATGGCACAGCAACAGTTAGTTCTAATGCAAACGCAACATATAGTGGCAGAGGTAATGTATTATCTAATGCTACATTAACAGCATCTGCAAAAGCAAATTATAGTGGCTTTGCTTCAATTATAAACAATGCTAGTGTAAGTGCTAATGGTAGAATACTTGGTGATAACTGGGCAAATGTAGAAGCAAGTTCAAATACATGGAATACACAATCTAGCACATCAAATACATGGACTAATACAACAATCAGTTCAAATACATGGACTAATACAACAATCAGTTCAAATACATGGTCAGATGTTCAAACAAATAATAACGACTGGTTACGACAAGGGTAAAAAATGGCAAAAACAAAAATTAGTGAATATTCATCTACAAGTTCTGGTGCTAATCTAAACACCGACATTGCAAATATTAACATTGACGAAGGTTGTGCACCATCTGGCATTAACAATGCTATTCGTGCACTTATGGCACAAGTTAAAGACTTACAGTCTGGTGCAAGTGGTGACACTATACCATTAACAGCAGGCGGTACTGGTGCAGCCAATGCTACTACAGCTAGATCAAATTTATCTGCAGCTGCTTCTGGTGCTAATTCTGACATTACATCTATCACAGGTTTAACTACAGCACTTACAGTAGCACAAGGTGGTACAGGTGGAGCAAATGCTACTACAGCAAGAAGTAATTTAGGTCTAGTCATTGGTACAGACGTAGGCGGTATTGCTACATTAGAAACATGGACTGCTTCACAGCGTGGCACAGTTACTACAGATAATGATGGTTCATTTAACATGAACGTCACTAATAATTTCTTATGCACACCTACAGGCACATTTGCACTTACATTTACTAACATTACAGCAGGTCAATCAGGCTATGTATTATTAGTCAACACAGGTGGCTATGCAGTTACCGCAGCAGCTACTACTAAAGTAAATACATCATTCTTAACGACAGTATCAACAGCAGGTACATACTTATTATCATACTTTACAGATGGCACTAATGTTTATGTAACTACTGGTGGAGCAATGGCTTAATGGCTATTTTAAACAATAGTAATGCCATCTCTAGTGGCGGGTACGATATTAACAATAGTTTAAGGTTTCGTTCGTCTGCATCTGCTTATCTAAATAGAACGCCAGTAAGTGCTGGTAACCGCAGAACAATGACATTTAGTGCATGGGTAAAAAGAGGAACTTTTCCAGCATCTCGTCAAGTAATATTTGGAGCACACCCTTCAGATATTGCTTTTATGGGGTTTGAGTCAGACAATACATTTTTTTATGATGTGCAACCAGCGTTTGGAACTAGATATAGATGGAAAACAACTGCTGTATTTCGTGACCCATCTGCTTGGTATCACATTGTTTTTGTCATTGATACCACTAATGCAACAGCGGCAAATAGATTTAAATTTTATGTCAATGGTGTAGATACTCCTTTTAATGTTGATATTGGAGCAACTGGCTATATTCCAATAAATACACAAACTGATTTTAATTCAAATGTTATTCATGCTATTGGTAGTTATGCAAGCTCTATAAATTTACTTTTTGACGGCTACATGGCTGAAGTAAACTTTATTGACGGACAAGCCCTAACACCATCATCATTTGGTGAAACAGATACAACCACAGGTTCATGGAAACCTAAAGCGTACACAGGCACTTATGGCACTAATGGCTTCTACCTTAAATTCTCTGACATAGCTACTACATCAGGTTCTAATGCAGGTCTAGGTAAAGACTTTAGTGGTAACGCAAACTACTGGACTACTAATAACATATCCGTAACTGCTGGCGTAACCTATGATGCTATGATAGACAGTCCTACGCTAACAAGTGCAACTGTGGCTAATTATGCTGTGTTAAATCCACTTAATAAAGATACATCTATTACTGTTACAGATGGAAATATAGCTGCTTCTGCTGCTGGAACTAATATTGGAGTTACAGGTTCAATAGCCATTTCTAGTGGTAAGTGGTATTGGGAAATGACTCAAACAGCAGGCGGAGTTGCAACATCTAATATTATAGGCATTACAGATGCTACCCTTGCAGCAAAAACTGCTGGCTTAACTACAAACAGTTATGGTTATGGCACAGGAACTACTGCATATAAATGGAATGCTGGAACTAATACTGCTTATGGTGTCAATTGGACTAATGGTGATGTTATTGGTGTAGCTTTTGATGCAGATGCTGGAACACTTATATTTTATAAAAATGGTTCAAGTCAAGGAACTGCTTTTACAGGAATATCAGGAACATTTTATCCTGCATTTGGTTTCCAAAGCGGTTCTGCTTACGCTGTAAACTTTGGACAACGACCATTCTCTTACACACCTCCTACAGGCTTTGTAAGATTAAACACATTTAACCTACCTGATAGCACTATCAAAAAAGGTAATACTGTGATGGATGCTACTACATTTACTGGAACTGGGGCATCTCAATCAGTTGTTAATACGGCTGCGTTTAAACCTGATTTAGTTTGGGCTAAAAGTAGAGGTTCTGCACAAGATAATTGGCTTGCTGATTCTAATCGTGGTGCTAATAATATATTATATTCAAATTTAACTAATGCAGAAACGGTTGGTGGTGGAGTTATATCATCCTTTAATTCAAATGGATTTGGTGTAACAAGTGTATTTACCAATGCAGTAGCGTATGTAGGTTGGCAATGGCAAGCTGGACAAGGCACAACATCATCTAACACTAATGGCACTATTACTTCTACTGTATCTGTAAATGCAACTGCTGGGTTTAGTGTGGTGACTTATACAGGAACAGGTGCTAATGCTACAGTAGGACATGGTTTAGGTGTTGCACCAAAGATGGTAATTGTAAAATGTAGGTCATTTGCTTATGGGTGGAATGTATGGCATACGACATTATCAGGAACACAATATTTAAATTTAAACACTACTGGTTCTGTGGGAACGGCTACTGATGCTTGGAATTCTACAATTCCAAATTCAACTGTATTTTCTCTAGGAACTAATCTTGGGTTAAATGAAAGTGGTAAAACTTATGTAGCCTATTGCTGGGCAGAAATAGCAGGGTTTAGTAAGTTTACGAGCTATACTGGTAATGGTAGTGCTGATGGACCATTTATTTTTACAAACTTTCAACCTAAATTTGTTATGATTAAAAAAACAGATACAGCAGGAAATTATTGGGTTATTAGAGATACAACACGAAATACATATAACACAACAGACTTAAACTTGTATCCAAACGTTTCAGATGCGGAAGCAAGTGCTAGTTCAGCTTATATTGACATATTATCAAACGGATTTAAAATTAGAGGCGTAGCAAGTGATGTCAACACATCTAGTGCAACATATATAGTAATGGCATTTGCTTCTAATCCATTTAAGAATTCTAACGCTCGTTGATGCCTAAAAAAATAAACATTATTGGTAAGAAGTTTAATAGACTAACTGTATTAGAAAAAGTTGATGCAGGTAAATATCAATATAAATATTTATGTCAATGTGATTGTGGCAATAAAAAGATAATTCAAAGCACTAGCATTGTTCAAGGCACAACAAAGTCATGTGGTTGTATCAAAACTGAAATGCTTGTTAAAAAGAATTACAAACATGGACAAAGCTATACCTCTGCATATAAATGTGCTTGGTCAAGAGTTATGCACATGAAGCGTAAGTTTAGATTACCTCAATGGGCAGATGTTGAAGCTATTAGACAGTTTTATATGAACAAACCACAAGGATGTGAAGTAGACCATATAATACCTTTAAGTGGTAAAACAGTATCAGGGCTTCATGTATTAGAAAACTTACAGTATCTAACCATTACAGAAAATAGAAGTAAAAATAACAAATTTATAGGAGTGTAACAAATGTTTTTATTAAACGGTAACAGACTTCCAGAAGGCACATCCTTCTATGACTCTAATGGCACTCAATACGGTGCTGGTTGGCTTAACCAATCTACAGAAGCACAGAAACTAGCTATTGGTATTACATGGGTAGCAGACCCTGCACCTGTAGACACTCGTTTCTATTGGGACACAAACTTACCTAAAGCTCTTGAAGATAAACTTGAAACTGTAGAAGGTAAAGAATACATCACTAAAGGTCTTAAGTCTAACTTTATCGCACAAGTTAAAGATACAGCAGGTAAACTACTAAACGCTACTGATTGGTATGTTATTCGTAAAGTTGAACGTAATATAGATATCCCTTCAGAAATAGCTCTAAAACGCACACAAATCGTTACAGAGGCGAATAGATTGGAAACTGATATCAAAGCATCAACTACAGTAGAAGCTCTTATAGAGGTATTAAACGCACAAAATTGGGGTGAGTAATGGCTACGCAAAGAATAGCGTTTACAGAATGGTTGCCAGACCAACCTACAACAGCAAATGCTTTACTAGAGGCTAATAACGTCTATCCTTTAACAATAGGTTATGGACCATTTCCATTATCTGCTGACTATTCTACTGCAGCTAGTGAAGACTTAAACAATGTAACTGCAGCTAAATTTAATTTAGAAACACAACTATTTGCAGGTGGAGCTACTAAACTA